CGTAGTAGAGCGGAATCTGGTGCTCGGTGACGACCTTGCCGGACACGATCTCATCTTCCTGCGAAGGTCCCCACTTGTCAGCCATGAAGGCGTTGGCGGTCTTGCACTCGAGGCCGACGTCGGTCGAAAGCATTAGCCCCGTTTCGGTTGCCTTTTCGGGCTTGTGGACGCGGACTGTCTTGGCAATCTGCTCGTTGACGATCGCTCGGTCGATGTTGCCGCGCATCCAGCCTCCCTCGCCGGTTGAGAGGAGGAAGTTCACGCGTTGAATTTTCATTCCGGTGCGCTTGCTGAACTCTTTTGCAACCACGTCTTCAAGCGTCGTTCCCCAGTAGGCTGCCTCACCTGCAGGCGATCCTTCGGCCTTCCCGGTTTTCTCTTCCCAGAGGCTCAAGGGAGTCTTGTAAGGATTGAGTCCGAGAACGGTGGCGACGTCTGAGCCACCGATGCCCTTCGTGCGTTCTTGCAACCAGGCATCGCGCGGCATCTCTGCAGTCTTAATAGCAGCCATTAAAAACCCCTTGAATGAGTGCGTCGGCGACAATCGCGAGAGCTCCTACGAGAACAACGACCTTCCAGATCAGCGAGGGTCGTTCACACGAAAAAGGCTCGACGTTCTGCCGAGCCTGCTTTGCTGCGCGACGCTGTTCTAGCGGTCGCTTTCGAGTAATTCGTTTCATGTCAAAATCCAGTGGGATGTGGTCAATCGTCTTGACCGGGTCTGAGTAGCTCATTGGGTTACCTTGAAAATCCCGCGTTGAAAAGCTTCGTAGACTGCTTCTGCGGCAGTTCTCGCGCAAAGCACGCTCATCATTTCTTCGTGGTAGTACTTGACGGTCGTTATCGCGATACCCATCTTTTCGGCGATTTCGCGTCGTCTGAGACCTTTCGCAACGAGCGTGAGGTACTCGATTTCGCGCGGTCTCAAGTTTTTGCGCGGTTCCGCTTTCATTCGAGCGCCTCGCCTTCGTCCTCGTCGTCCTCGTCTTCGTCCTCGGGGTCGGGGCCGCACCATTTTTCGTAGTCGTCAGGACCACATCCGTCTGGGTAGTTCCACGCCATGCCGATCTCCTTAGTCAAAAATCCAGTGGTAGAGAGTGGCCGCAGCCATTGCCGGCAGGATCACTAGGCCGAAGAATCCGAGAAGGCCTTCGAGGCCATCGATGAGGTACCCGAGTACGCCAGAGCGCTGAGGCTCGGTACCGTCCGTGCCGAAGTAGGTCCGCTTCGCCAGGTCGTCGAGGTAAGTAATAAAGCGCTTCATGACGCCTCCGATAAAAAGAAAAGACATTCATGCGCTCCCGTCCCTTGGTGACTAGTCAGGTACCCAAAGGAGAGCGGGACAGAAGCGCGTGAATGCCTTCTTGTGAAGAAAGGTGGGGGAGCGGCGGTGTCCCCCGAAGTCGTTACGGAAGTTCGTCCATGACGCACTGGACGTTGCAGGCGACCTGCTCGTACTTCTCCGCTGCGGGGCAGTGGATGACGGTCGGCTCGGTCTTCATGTAGAAAGCGAGCGCGGCGGCGTTCGCGATGCTCATGAGCGCGTACTCGTGGACATCAGCTTCGCTGCAGGTCTCGCGACCGATCGAACGGAGGTGATGCGCCAGTCGGGCGTCGAAGTCGTTGCGCTTCATTCTTCGTCCTCCTCGTCGTCATCGTTGAGCAAACCAGTCAGAAGGGCGTCAGCGGAGTTGAGTGCACCGATGTACGCATCGTCGTCGCCCTGGATGTAGGCCTTAGCGGCCTCATCCATGAAGTCTTTGATGTACTCGAGGTAGTCGAGCTTGTCCTTGTCCGTCATTGTGTTCTCCTGATAAGCCGTCCCGCGTGTCGCTCTTTGCGGGTGCCCGCGAGACGGCTGTGATCTTTATGAAAGTCCATCCAAGCGCTCTCGCGCCAGTCCCCTACGCATTGAACACATGCGCAAGAACGCTTGAATCGACTTTCTGCTGTGCACGGTCCCGCGTTTTCCGCAGGCAACCGCTCGGGTCTTCGTGACCTCTGCCTCTCTCGGCTGCATCAGCTACGTCCGCCGCTCCACGTCCCTCAACGTCTGCCACCTCGCGTCCGCGTTTTCATGTCGGCCCTCCCGGTTGTTGCCGGTAGGTTGGTGTTGAATGGTTTCTTCTTGCTATGTGCTGTTGAAACCAATCAACACCACCGATGTTACACCAAAATAAAACCAATATGGTTGCCGTAGGGTGTTGGTGAGGTGTATAAATTGGGGAGTTATTGACGCGCATCAATGGCACTGAAATTAAGACAAA